GGGTGTATAAACAGATTAATGGTCGGACAAAGTTAAGAGATATGGTGAAGGCTGATGATAAACAATTCGCCTTCTTAGTCAAGGAGCTCATCAAGTTTGAAGTAGCTGAAGCCGAAAAAGGTCGAGGCGCTGGCGGTGAAGGTGGTCAAGGTATGGCTGCTTTTGTAGTCATCCGCGGCTTGAATGATGAAATTACCCTCGGTGCCATGCTAGGTGATCAAAAAAATGTCATCAGCAATCAGCGAATTGCAATTACCATGACTAATCCGGATGGCAGCGAAGCCGAACCGGTAGCTCGGGAAGATAAAGAAATAGATATTAGTGAACAACCGGCTGAACCAACACCACCTACAGCTACAGAAAAAGTCAAGGAAGAGGAGGATTTTTGGTGAGTGACCTAAACAAACTGATTACCGTCAATTTCCAGTCCCGCAATTTCTATTTCCATCGTACCCCCACAGCACAGTTGTTGGTAGACGAGATATTCTCCGATAATTACCACGTTTTCCGTTCCCACCTGCAATTTACTCCCGGTGATATCATTGTAGACCTCGGCGCCAATGAAGGCATGTTCAGTATCATGATGGCCAAGATATTTCCAGAAACCAATATAATTGCAATTGAACCGGTGCAGCGTACATTCAGACAACTTATTGACAACATATCTATAAATAAAGTTCCCAATATTTCAACATATTGTGTAGGAGTCGGTAAAGAGAAGTGTTATCGGGAAATTGTTATCAGCAATGAACATTCAGGAGGATCTTCAACTTTAATTGATTTCAAACCTACTGATCATTTCAAACAGGAAATAATGGTTATTTCATTGGATGAATTATTCAGACAATTGGATATTACGGAAAACAGAAAGTGCAAATTGCTGAAAATCGACATCGAAGGTATGGAGTATGAAGTTCTGTGGAATACTACAGTTCTACCTTTAATTGACAATCTAGTAGGCGAGTTTCACATCAATGACCGGCTGACCAAGGAAAAATGCAGCATCGGCTTGCTTGTCAATCATTTAAAGTCGAAAACTAATTTAATCCATTATGAATCTTGCCGGATGGCAGATTAAGGGGATATATGCAGACAATTAATATTGAAAACAATCAAGTAGGTGAAGAATTTATTAAGCATGTTATTTTGGAAAAAGTAAAGATTGCTGTATCTGTTCAGGAGTCAAATTTTGTGGCTGACATGGAATTAGAAAGTAGATCTGATTATATTTCACAGAATTTAATTTACACACTTTTTACTTTTATGGCTGGACAAAAACATAAAGTTAAATCTACTGTTTATTATCCGGCAACATGGTGGGATGCGTTAAAGGAACGGATATTCCGGCATTTTACATTTACGGGAAAATGGGCAAAGGTAAATTACACGGCAGTCCCAACATTAACAGAAATTACTAATCTTTGTCCACATATAACAGATGGAAGGAAAGATACAAAACACATTGAATTTGTAATACATCATGGGATGGTGTATAATAAAAACTTAAAGGAGAGGTAGTTATGGACAAAAATGAACTTTTAGAAAACAGATTTACGTATCATGCACCAAAACCGGGAATGAATGAAAAGTATCAGGCTTTACGTGACAAAGCAAAAGAATTGGCTTATTTGATTGAGGAATTAACTCCAACTAGCCGGGAGCAATCAGTGGCAATGACTAACCTGGAAACTGCTATTTTCTGGGCGAATGCGGCGATTGCCAGAAACGAATAAACCAAAATCAATTTAAGGGGGAGGTTACAATGTTAAAAGTAGTAGTAGCAGACGGTATTTTCATTATCGGTGATTTGGATGACAAGAACAGACTCATGAACCCGCGGCAGGTAAGCTATATCAAGGATATGGTTAAGCTGTCAAATGGAACAAGTGAGGAACAGTTACTGATCAGCATGCAGCCATTGCCCGGCTGGCCGGCCTTTATTCGTATCAATTCCAATAAACAGTCCTACGATGTGAATCCGGAAGATAAATCCTGCATAGACTTATACCACAGACTGACTACACCCAAAGAACCGGAGAAGACAATTATTGAACCTGGATTACGGAAGAATTAAAGTAATAATAAGTAGGCAGGCAGACCATAGACAGACAGAAAGGGAGAAAGAAAGATGATATTAAAAATCAACGTGAACGATGGTTGGATATTTGTCAATGATATTTACAATGCTGAAGTTCGCAGAAACTGTCAGCCAAAGGAAGAACACGGGCAACCAGTTTTTCTGACTGATCTCGGAGCAACGTTTGCAGCTGATTATGTGATTAGGGATGCTTACAAAAACGGAGATCAAAGCGGTCCGGCACCAGCAGATTTTAAAGTCGTGAGCTGTTTCAGAAATAACAATGAGCCGATCTGCTATGCGTTCAACACAATCGGCTATTTGATGAACGACGAAGGGAAAACAATAGAAACAATTTAACAAGGCACTGCCTGCCTATTTACCAGAATTGAAAAGAAAATACTAAGGAGCAGCCTATGTATATTGACAGATAGCCAACGCTACACAGTTTTATACGATTACGAAGATGCACCGACATTAAAGCGATTTGCATTGTGCAATAAGCGCGTAAGACTTGCCATGGGACCATTTGGTTGCATTGCCGGTGATACCCTTATTGTTACCGAAGAAGGTCTGCTGCCCATCTCTGATTTAACTCATCCAGTGCGTGTTCTAAGTTGGAACGAGAAGACCAATCGATTCCAATTTTCTCTAAGTGGTGGTGCGTTCCCAAAAGGTAAGGACTATTTATACCGAGTTTCAACGCAGCAAGGAGAATTTGTCGCAGCCGGACATCACCGCGTTCTCTGCGGAGACAATAAGTATCGACAGGTTTCCGATTTACATCAGGGTGATTTTTTAAAGAAATATTCAGTTTCCCACTTACAGAAATTTGCTTTGGCAATCCAGAAATTGTTTCAAAAAGGTGATCTCCATTCTTCTGAAAAATTCTCATATTTTCATGATTGTTGTGTAAGGTTAAACCATCTCTATGGTCAACAACTTCAGATGGCAACAAGTAACGACCAAGTTTTTGTTCCATTACCAACCGATGTTCAAAGATTATTTTTCCTTGGCGATTTGGAATTTGCCGAGCATACGGATGATCTTTTGGAGCAGTTACCAAAACATAACCGTCCCGATCAATCCTTCTGCCAGAAACAAACTGATGATTATTTTCTCCCGGTTGAGAACCACAATGCAATCGATCTAAATCAAACTGAACTGCTATTCTTCTCACGTATCTGGCAGAAATTCCTAAAATACTTGCAACTTCCCTTGAAGATCGCCTTCCGTCATATAAAGAAATTATTTGTTCTGTGTTCCAACTCATGTTCTTCCTCCTTACCCGAATGCATACTATCAATAAAACGAGAAACTGTCAATAAAATATATTGGGATATGCAGGTTTTAGATACGAATAATTATGTTACTGCTGATGGGACAATCCATCATAATTCTGGAAAATCAAGTGCTATGGTAATGGAGGTGATCCGTAAAGCTCATGAACAAATTCCTAGCCCAGATGGAATACGAAGAAGCAGATGGGCAGTAATACGTAATAGTTACGGGCAGTTAAAAGACACTACTATCAAAACTTTCCACGACTGGTTTCCTCCCAAGGTTTTTGGTGAATATTATGTAACCAATCACAGTTACATTTTTACCAAGTTTCCCGGAGTTGAGTTAGAGGTTCTCTTTCGTGCCCTCGACCGTCCTGATCAGGTATCTAATTTACTTTCTCTTGAACTTACTGGAGCATGGTTCAATGAAGCTCGGGAAATTCCCAAGACTATTATTGAAGCCATGGATGGCCGTATCGGTCGTTATCCCAGCCAACGCGACGGTGGTTGCAGTTGGTACGGAATGATATTAGACAGCAACCCTCCCGATGATGACAGCTATCTATATAAAATGTTCGAAGTCGTAAAGCCAGACAACTGGGAAATCTTCAAGCAACCCTCCGGTCTATCAGCCCATGCAGAAAATCTTAAACACCTGCCTAAAAACTATTACATCAACTTGGCCAAGGGCAAAGATGAGATGTACATTCGGATCTACATCCATGGCCAGTATGGATATTTAGTCCAAGGCAAGCCAGTATTCACTGGATTTGTAGATAACGTGCATGTGGCACCGAATATTCTGGAGCCAATTAAAGGGTTAGATTTATTAATTGGGCTCGATTTTGGTTTGCAGCCAGCGTGTTCAATAGGGCAAATAACTCATTATGGCCAGTTGCGGATTTTAGATGAGTTGGTTTCCGATGGCATGGCGATTCGACAGTTCTGCGTAAATCAGTTGCTTCCATTATTGCGTACTAAATATTTCGGTTACAACGTAATGGGTTACGGAGATCCTTCTGGAACTTCTCGATCACCAACAGACGAATCCACTTGTTTTGATGTTCTCCATAGTCCAGAAATTGGATTAACTAATATAGTTCCGGCACCAACTAATGCCATAGTCCCCCGGGTGAATGCAGTAGACCATTTCCTATCCAAAATGGTAAATGGCGAACCAGGCTTTTTATTGTCTCCAAATTGCAGATACTTGCGAAAAGCCATGAATGGTGGATATCATTATGCGCTGGAAAAATCATTCCGCGGCGGTGTGCAAGAGGCTAAAATGATGCCAGTCAAGAACTTTTCGAGTCATTGCGCGGATTCGTTAGAAGAGCTTTGCCTTTACATTGATGAAAAACAGGAGTATGATAAACAGAAGAAAGAGTTTTTGGCGAAACTTAAACATCAGCAACCGCATCATCCGGCAAGTCGGACTGCAGGATATTAGACAATTTAAGGGGAGAAAGTCAGGGAAAGGTCAGCATGCCAGATCAAATTAAAGAGGAATTCCAGGAGTCAAAACGTGATTCCGAAGTAATGCAGGCTTTCGGCGTTCGGCTGCACAATCAATTTAGTATAAATAAAGCCTATCGCCGGCCAAAAGAACTGGAATGGCTGGAGTCACTTCGTCAATACAAGGGTTTATACGATCCCAGTGTTGATATTGACCCTGACAATTCTCATGTTTACCCCAAAATAACTCGTGCCAAACTTAATATGGTCCTCAGCCGCCTGCATGAAATGCTTTTTCCTGAACTTGACCGCAATTTTACAGTTGATGCTACAACCGAACCCAGAATGTCCAAGGAAATTGTTAAAGCAATAGTAATGTCGTTAATCAAACCTCCTTCGGTTGATCCACAAACCGGTCAGATTGCAATAGACCCCAAAACTCAGCAGCCAATGCAGCCAATTATGCCTACAATTGATGAAGTTCGGCGTGCAATAAAGGAATTTGCCAAAAAACGCGCTGAAAACATGCAGTCGGAAATAGATGATCAGCTGGGTGAGATGGCATATCCGGAAGAAACCAAAAAGGTGTTACGATCAGGCTTATTATATGGCACTGGTTTATTAGGTGGTCCCCTTAATCTCCAATATACAAAACGCCATTGGGAACCAGACGAATTAGGCAACGAATACATCGAAAAAGAAGAATCTGCAGACCGTCCCAACTTGGAATCTGTTCGAATCTGGGACTGGTATCCAGATATGTCAGTTGAAGACTATGCCCAGGTCAATGGTTCTTTTCAACGTAGCATTATGACCAAGCACGATTTACGTAAATTGATTGAACGAAAAGATTTTTATGGTGATATCATTAAACAGTATCTTAAAGACTATCCTGAAGGTGATTATACTCCCGAACAATGGGAAACCGATCTTCAGGTTATCGAAGTTGCGGCCGGCAGTGGTGAAGATGGTGCCAAAATTCAAACAGCCGTTACTTCTGACAACACATCTCGCAGTACATACCGGCAGGCAGGTAAAAAATACGTACTTCTATCATTCTGGGGCTTCATAGATGGTTCGGATTTAGCTGCATGCGGTGTCAGCAATTCAGATGGTTCAGAAATAGACCCTACCTTGGAATATGCAGCCAATATCTGGTTGTTAGGCAATCGAGTGGTTAAAGCCATATTATTCAAAGGTGCCTTAGACTACTATAAAATTTTCTATTACGAAAAAGATGAAACCAGCATCTTTGGTGAAGGTCTGCCTCGTGTTATTCGCCACAGCCAAATTGCAGTATCCTCAGCCTCCCGGATGGTGTTGGATAATGGTGCCTGTGTCAGCGGTCCTCAGGTTGAAGTCAACTGGTCATTGCTTCATGAAGGTACAGACTTGAATTCCTTCTATCCTCGTAAAATCTGGTACCGTGATGGCCGCGGTGTAGAAGCTCAATATCCAGCTATTCGCACATACAACTTCGATTCCCACATACCTGAGTTGCTTTCTATTGCTAAATTCTTTATGGAGTTTGCCGACATAGAAAGTTGTCTTCCTACTTGGATGATTGGCGAACAGGTCAATAATGAAAACGCCAAACAGACTTCCGGCCGGCAATATTCCATTACGATTTCCATTAAAGATGTGGTGAAAAATTTTGATGCTTTTACTGAAAAAGTAATAAGTGGTCTATATGCCTGGAATATGGAATTTAATCCTCGCCAGGATATAAAAGGTGATTTTAAGTGCAAACCCCGGGGTGTTTCCAGTTTATTAATGAAAGAAATCCGCGTAGCAGCTTTAACCAATTTCAAACAGTCGCTTACTCCGGAAGACTGGATTTACATACCTCGCCGGGAATTCTTAGTAGAAACTCTTAAAGCTCATGATCTTAACTTAACAGTGCGTACAGAAGAAGAAGCTGCGGAATTTGCAGCCAGCCAACGTGATGAACGAGCCCAGCAGCTTGCTTATGGTCAATTGGAAGCTGAAATTGCCTACAAACGTGCTCAGACAGCTGGCCAACTTACTAAAGCCAAGAAATTCAATGTGGAAGCTGAAAAAGATGCTCTTGCTCCACCTGAAAATGCAGAAATTACCGATCCTAGGATCCAAGATGCTGAATTAGAAGCCAAAAACACTGAAACTCTGGCTACTCAAGAGCAAATTCGCCGTGATGAAGAAACCCATCAATTGGAAATGCAGCATGCTGATGAAGACCACAGGAAGAATATCGTCATTGATGCCACAAAAACAGCAGCAGACGTAGAAAATAAGCAAAAAACTACTGAACATGGTATGAAATTGAAAGAAAAAGAACTGGCGATTAAGGCAAAACAGACAAAGCAGCAGGCAAAACAGCCGAAGAAACCGGCAAAATCAACTTAAGGGGATGATTTATGAAGGTTTTAGTAAAAGATGTAGAAAAGATACAGAAAATCACTGAATTACACGAACAGCGAGACACTTTATCGTGCCGGTTAATTTTGGAACTTTTGGATACCTACATTTTCGAAGCCAGATTGCTTAATGATGTCATCTCTCCTGCTGATTTGCCCTGGAATCAGGGTAAAATTGATGCTTGGTTGGTGTTAAAGAAGCACATTGAAGTTGGCGTGGAAATGCCTGAACTGAAACATCCATCTAAAAATCTTGACAAACAGGGAAATTAAGCGTATATGGCTGACTCAGAAGATACAAAAGAAACAATTAAGAAGTATGAAAGGTATCCAAAAATTCCTATATATCCGAAAAAAGTGGAGTTAGATCGCAATGAAGTAATTGATATCATAACCATAATAGAAGGGTTTAAGCGTAAACTTCAGGCAGAATTGAAAAAACAGGCTTAACTCTCAATTTACATACGAGAACAAAGGCGGCATTAAGGATGAAATACTCCTTCTTGCCGTTTTTTTATTTTTAGGGAAATTTAATGAAAGGAGAAAGATTATGACTGAAAAATCCGTAGATAAGGGGACGGAACTTGAGAAGATAGCAGAAGCTACCGCTATTCAGGATGAAGTGTTTTCCGAGGCATTTGATATCGCTGAGAAAGGTATTGGAGATAAATCTGAGGATATTCCAGATAAAAAGGCCGATGCCGATAAAAAAGATGATAAAAAGGCCGATAATCAAGATGCCGAATTGCGCCAGGATGATAAAGGTGCTGATGCTGCTGATAAGAAAGACAAGTCTGCAGATGCCAAGACCAAGGCCGATGCAGACAAAGGCAAATCATCTGATGATGATAAGTCTGATGACGCCACTTATGAGCAGAAATGGAAATCATTAAACGGAATCCTGAAGAGTACGAAAACTAAATTTGAAGCTGATATAGCCCAAGTTACTGCTGAACGTGACACTCTCAAGAAAACGGTCGAAGATCTTTCCAAAAAGAAAGAAGATAAGAAGGATGCCGATAAAGATTCAGCGTCCGAGGATGACCTTACTGCCGAGCAGAAGGCGCTTCTCGAACGATACGATACTGAATTTGACACGGTATCAAAAATGGAAGGTATCAAACGGGAGAAAGAATTAAAGAAACTGGAGAAGAAGATCCGGGCTGATTACGATAAGCGAATTGAAGATCTTCAAACCAGACTTGATTCCAAGGTAAAGCCGATTGAGGAAAGCCTTCAAAAAACTGATGAAAATGAACATTTCAAATTCATCAAATCCGGACATCCTGATTTTGAAATTTATCGTGATGATGGTTCCATCCTTACTTGGATAGAAACCAAACCGAAGTATCTTCAGGATGCATTGAAAAAGACATATAATGAAGGTTCGGCAGCAGATGTAGTGGAGTTAATTACCGACTTTAAACGGGAAAATAATCTGCTGGAAGATAAAAATAAAAATCAGCATTCAGACGATGCAGATGATAAAACAGACAATAAAGATGTAATCGATCTTAATAAAAAACGGCAGGAGCAAAAAGACAAAAAGAAACAGGATTTAACCGGTGTTCCCACCAAGCGTGGGGCAGTTAATGTTTCGCATTCTCCAGCCTCGGATTACGATTCTGCATGGGATGAAGCTGTTAAGAAATAGGGAGGATCTTTCTCATGACAGTTTATGGCGATATAACTCCGAGAACTGCGGCCTATGTGGTTGTGGAACTTTTAAAACGTGCAATGCCTTATCTTTGCCTGGAGAAATTCGGGCAGGCTAAGTCATTGCCAGGAAATAAAACTCAAACGATGACCTGGCGGCGTTACAATTCATTGGCATTGGCAACTACGGCGCTTACTGAAGGTGTAACCCCGGCTGGCAAGAAATTAACTGCAACCGATCTCAGTACCACGTTGCATCAGTACGGTAGCCTACAAATTGCCGTATAAAAACCGACTCTAAACTAACGGGGAAGTCTAAACATGGAACATAAATATTACAATACGGAAGAACAAATTAGAGAATTAACAAATCGTATAGATAATTTGTGTTCTATGCATGATAATCCGAGCCAAGCGGTTCTTATTGCATATTTAGCTGGGATAATTGATGGAGAAGGAACAATTAGAATAAATAAGGTTAAGGCTAAAAAGAATTGGAATTATTCTTATTATTTGCAAATGTCTTGTGGCATGACTTGCAAAGAAGTTCCTGAACTTCTTAAAAAAATATTTGGCGGTAATGTGCGAGAAGAACGTGTTGCTGATGGATATAGATCAATATGGAGATGGGCGTTAACCGGAAGATTTCAAATTTACGTAGTATTAAAGTTATTGAAAACATACTTGATTGTTAAAAAAGAGCAAGTTGCAGTAGCTTTAGATTTTTGTGAAAAATGGAAAAATCCGGTTCGTCATCATCATGTTTGGCTTATAGACAATCAGCAAATATCCCTGCGTGAGGATATGTATTGGAAAATGCGTAAGCTCAATGCAGTTGGAAAGCAGGCGCAACGACTAAACGAGTCTGGCATCCGAGAGGATGAAGCGATAGTCTAAACTTATAGGAAACTATAAGAGGAGAATCCGAAGAGTTTCTCCCGCCATTGAAAGATGGTCAGTAAGTAGAAAATAACTACTGAAAGTAATAGGATGGATTTAGTGGAAATTACCGATGTTATTGTTGATACCCATGAAGATCCGGTTCTGCAGGAAGCTTCTGCAGTAGTTTCGGAACAGGCTGCAAAAACAGTTGAAACTTTGCGTTACAATGTGCTGAAGGCCTGTACCAATTTATTCTATGCCAATTCCGTGGCCGCTCGTACATCGGTAGTTGCAGTAATTGCTCGTGCCGATCAGCGCCAAATTGTTCGTGCTCTGGAGCGCCAGGAAGCTCAGTTTATTACCCAGATCGTAAAATCAACACCAAGTTTCAACACGGAATCCATTCTGCCGGCTTTTGTTGGTGTAACCCATGTCGACATGACATCCGATATCCGCGGTCTTACCGGGTTTACCAGCGTTGCTGATTACGGTCAGGTTTCCAAATTCGAAACCGAAATCGGTGCCTGTGAAGATGTCAGATATATCAAATCCACAATCTTTTCTCCGTATGCCGATGCTGGATCTGCCACAACTACTGGCAAACTTACTACAGCCGGCACCAGATGCGATGTGTACCCGGTCATGTACTTTGGTAAAGACGCATACGGTATCGTAGCCCTGAAAGGTAAATTCGCCATTACGCCCATTGTCATCAATCCTGTTCCTTCGAAGTCTGATCCCCTCGGCCAGCGCGGTTCAGTGGCCTGGAAGACCATGCAGGGAACGGTTATTTTGAAT